TGGAAGACCTGAGGTTACCTTCGCATACGAGGCACTCAATGATCCAGATGGTGCGTCAAAGGGTTTACCAGATGGCCGCCGGTTACGAGGACTGCAATGATGCCGATTTCTTGCGCATCGATCCGGGTGAATAAATGCGAATGCCGATGGGACCTGGAGACAGGGGGGGCAGGGGTAAACCGGCGCTGGCAGGGGGGGGGCTGTTTCCTTCTACCTCTAAAAATCACGACGCTCTTAAAAAAGGCAAGGAAGAGGTTTATAAGTGGGACAATACTGGTTCTTTGGTTGAGGGTGTTGAGTCAAAAATGCCGATGAAGGTTGTAACGGAGGTATTAAATCCTAATCTTATATGTAGGGTAATTTATGAACACATGAAGTTGAGTTTACGGGTTTTTGGTGTGGGGTGGTAGGTTAATGTTTGGTTCAAGACATGATGATGGGGGCTGCATGTGTGATCATTGTCAGGGTATTGTTTGGGCGAGGTCTCCGGGGGGGCCTGTTGACGTAGAAAAAGTGGTTAAAGATGTAAGTAAGGCGGGCAGGAGAAGTTCAAAATATATGGATGAGGCGGTTTTGCGTTATTTTCGGGAGATAGACAAGGGTTTATATTAGTGAAAAGATACAATACGACGGTGGAGCATTTTGCGATATTTAAGGAAGAGGTGGTTAAAGAATTATTGTAGATGGGTAATTAAAGATGTAGGTTGTTCTCAGAGTGTATAGCGACATCGACATAACCAGATTATCGCCTCAGGACCGGCGTGAGGTTGAGATAGTTTTGGGGGAGTTGGAGAAAAGGGAGAAGGAGGAGAGGTATAAGGCAGACCCTTGGGCGTGGTTATGTGAGCAGGTATGGACGGTTGACGAAGCTACACAGCAAATGAGGCGTTGGCCGGGAGAGAAGAGGTATTTACAGGAGTTAATTGGGATTTTCCAGGAAGAAAAGATGATTGCGTTACCTAAATCCCGGCGGATGATGATTAGTTGGACTATCAGTGCTTGGGCTGTATGGAACGCTAGGTATCATCCCCATCACGCTGTTTTTTTACAGAGCGAGAACGAAGATAAGGCGGCGTTTTTGACGGATAAAAGGTGTTCTTTTATTGAAAACACTTTAAATGACAAGAATTTGAGACGCACCTATAAACCTACTAAGACGGCGAAGGGGGCTATTGGGCGCATAACTTATCACGATACGGGGTCTTATCTTTATGCGATACCACAGGGGGATTCGGTCATCCGGTCCTATACCCCTTCTATTGTGGTGATGGACGAATCAGAGCATCAACAAGAGGGACGGGAGGCTCTTGTGGCGGCACTGCCCCTGGTAGAGAAAGGGGTGCAGTTAATATTATTGGGGACCAGTAATGGGCCTAATGGGGTCTTGGCGGAGATATGCCGGGGTGTGGGGTTTGTTCGATGGACTTAAAAACCCTTAGATTAATTCGCTCTCCCCAAGGTTATGCGGTTGTGCCGATTCATTATACGGCGGACGAAGAGAAGCGCACTATGGAGTGGTTCGAGCAGGAGCGCAAGAAGTATGTTTTAGACGCTGATTGGGACAAGGAGATGGAGATTGATTTTCGGTCAGTGTCAGGGACTCCGGCGTATCCTAATTTTAGTCCAGCGAATTTAAAATCGGGACTTGAATATAATCCTTTAAGACCCCTGTGCCTGTGCTGTGATTTCAATGTAGACCCGATGGTTTGGCCGATAGCGCAGATAGCAGGGGGGATAATTTATTTTATCAATGAAATTAGCCGTGGACCTACTAATATTACTGATATGGTGATGGAGTTTCGGGATATATACCCAAACCACGGAGCGGAAATTTGGGTTTATGGCGACGCTACCAGCACTAGGCGCACAGCACAGACCGCTAAAAGCGATTATGATCTGATGAAGTTAGCTTTCCGTGGGTATTCGTCAAGCGTGGTCTATAAGATTCCCAACAACAACCCCGCAGTAAGAGACAGATTGAATGCTTTTAATAACCGCCTAAAGGGGCCGGAAGGGGAAATAGGCATACTGATTGACCCGGACAAATGCCCCGAACTGGTTCAAGATTTAAACGAAGTCATTATGAGGCCAGATGGTAAGGAAACAGAGAAGAGTTTTGACCGGCGCAATCCATACCATCGGCGCACCCATGCCAGCGATGGCGGAGGATATTTTATTAGTCGGGAATGGCCGGTAAGTAGCACTAACATAGATGATCCGCTGAAGAAAAAGCAAGGGTTTGGGAAAGATTATAGTGGTAAAAATAATTCTTGGATGGGGATGTAATGCCAAATTTAGAAAAATAAAAATAGACAAAAGAATATTAGAAAAAAGGATAAAATAGTGGCAAAAAAGAGAAAAGAAGCAACACTTAAAGACGCTGGCCCTGACAAAAATTTTGAACTCTGTAAGAAAATTAGAGAAAGGTTCGCTAAGGGCAAAGAAGCTGTAAGGCATAATTTCGAGACCGCCTTAGATGATTTAAAGTTCCAAAACGGCGAAAATCAATGGGACAGCCAAATCGAAGCAGACAGGGAAAAAGATGGGCGCCCTTGTTTAAAAATTAATCGGCAAGAAACCTTTGTCCGCCGGATTATAGGTGATTATAGTCAGGCTCGGCCAGGAACCAAAATTAGGCCCGCCGGGAACTCCGCCACCCCCCAATTAGCCGAGATTCGTGAGGGTCTTATAAGGGATATAAAATCCGTTAGTTTTAATGATATTGCCTCAGATAATGCCGTTGAACAGATGGTAAGGGGCGGATTTGGTTGGAAGAGAGTTATAACCAAGTATGCTAGTGACGATACCTTTGAACAAATCATCGGCATTGAGAGCATAAGAAATCAGTTTTCAGTAATCTTTGACCCGGCAAGCATTAAATGGGACAAAACGGATGCCGAATGGTGTTGTGCTTACAATGATATTTCTAAAGACGTTTATAAAACCAAATACAAAAAAGAAGAACCTGTTAACTTTGATCCTGCCGATGGTGTTTATAGTGGATGGTATACTACCGATATAGTAAGAATTGCAGAATATTTTGAAAAAGAATATGAAACTAAGACCATTTATCTGATGCCGGATGGTGATATCGTTGAAAAGTTGCCAGAAAAAGAAGAGTTTGAATTTAAATATCCTCTAGAAGAATTTCCAAGTGCTGACTATGCTAAGGTTAAAAAGCGAAAAGTTAGGTCTTATAAGATTTATCGTTATGTATTAAACGGATATGAGATTTTAGAAGAGAAAGAACTTTGGCCTTCTCAATATTGGCCGTTTATTCCTTATGTGGGACCGGAAATTATTATTGAAGGACAAGGACATACGCAGAGCCTTATCCGCAACTCCAAGGATGCCCAACGAGCCTTAAATTATACAAGAAGCACTGAGATAGAATATTTGGCTTCTGTGCCCAAAGCCCCCTTTATTATGACTCCTGAAATGATAAAAGGGCACGAATCTCAGTGGCAAGATGCTCATAGGCGCATCTATCCGTATTTATTGGCTAATCCAGACCCGGCGTTGGGGAATATATTGCCCCAAAAGAATTTCCCCCCGGCCATGTCAACCGCCATTACGCAGTCAAGCTTGCAGTCAGTCGAAGAAATTAAGGCTACTATTGGCATGTTTGATGCCAGTTTGGGGGCGCGAAGCAACGAAACATCTGGTATTGCTATTCAAAAACGGCAATATGAGGGGAGTATCGGAACATATATTTTTATCAGAAATGCTATTCGGGCAGAATTGCTCACAGACATGGTAATTTTGGACCTGATGCCTCATGTTTATGATACCGAGAGAGAAATTAATCTGCGGGGATTAGACAATTCTATCAGAAAAGAGACCATAAACAAGTCAGCGCGGGGTATAGACCTTGAGGATTATATCGAAAATGATATGAGTATAGGCACTTATGACGTGGTTGTTACTCCGGGGACTAATTATGCCACCCAAAGGATGGAGGCGGCAGATAGTCTGCTTGGAATGATCCAGACAGCCCCCGAATTATCTCCGGTTGTGGGTGATTTATATGTGAAAAACCTGGATATGCCAGGGGCAGACCAAGTAGAATACCGTTTGAAGGCATTTTTGGCTCTAAAAGGGCTTGGGGCGCTCCTTACAGAGCAGGAAAAAGCCAATTTACCTCCCGAATTGTTTCAACCGCCCCCTCCACCGCCCCCCGACCCTCTTGTTCTTGCCATAACGGAGCAAGAACAGGCAAAAACCCTTCAACAACAGCTAAAAGTGGAGCAATTAGTCCTTGAAATTGAAAAAATGAAGATAGAAATAGGGCAGACTTTAGGCACTTTTGAGATGAATTTAATAGACCGCATAGAAGAACGCATCACTGGGATGTTACAACAGACTCAACAACCATTGGAACAGGCAGGAATGCCACGCGGCGCTCCCGGCGGCGTTCAGGCGGGGTAAATGAAAAACATCATCTTAAATAGCCAACCCCCTCTATTTCAGAAACTTTCCATAGGAGACGGAATTATACTCGATATTTCGGGGGGGCAGGATTATGACATAGAACGCAATGAAAAATATTTTAATTTAAATATCATTGTAGCGAAAATAGTAAAGCAGGAAGATCATCCCGATAAAAATGAAAAAATTTTTGTGTTAAATGATTCAAACCAACATTTACGAGCATTTGTTGCGTTTTCATTAACGGAGGTATTATCTGTCTCCAACTTCATCAACGGCCTTAGAAGCCTTGAGAAGAAAATAGAAAAATATTTAGATGATAAAAATTGTTTCAAAGTTTGAAACTCAATGTCGTCAAGATTGGGAAAATTTTTGGAGACCCAGGTTGATAGAAATTCATAAGGGCGTTGCCTCTTTTTTCAAGAAACAAGGATTGTCTGCGGAAGAAATAAATAAAGAAATAGATAAGTTAAGACCAATAAAAATGCCTTGGGTGTTTTAAGCGATGACCCGTTGTAAAAACCCTGAATGCGGTTGTATTACTTCCAACGTAGAACCATGTTGGCATTGTGGGGAAATGCCAGATATACAAAACACAGATCAAATAAAAAAATTGCGTCGTAGAATAGAAGACACCTTGCGTAAAAGCAAAGAAGATGTTATAATAAAAGTAGCGGACTTTTTAAATATCAAAAAGGAAGATTTGGGATTAAATTAAACACAATTTAATTTTTGGGCATAGCCTAGCATAGCTTAACTTAAGCATGGCAATAGCAAGGCCCATTCGTGGCGAAAGCTGCGGGTGGGCCTTTTTTTATTGTCCGCAACCAGGGGCGGTTTAATCCTGGGCAAATTCGCTTGAAGGAGCGCCGTTTATGGAGACTGAACAATTACAAGATCAAGAAATTCTTAACCCTACTGGCGAGGAAGCGCCTGTTACTACACCCGCGCAAGACAAGGAGATTCCGGGGACTCCTGCCGATGTTGCACCTCCAGAACAGGGGGAACAAGACGCTTCGCCTGACGATTCCGGCGCGGATCAACCATCTCCTTATAAGAAAAAAGATGGCTTCCAAAAGAGAATCGGTGAATTAACTAAAGAAAAAAGGCAATTAGAAAGGCTGGTTGAGAAGCTAATAGACCAACGCGAGCCGAAGAAACCAGAGCAAATTGAGGACGTATATGTTCCTCAAATTCCCCGGCCTAACCGCTATGACTTTGATACAGACGAAGACTTTAATAAAGCCATTTTTGACTATACAGAAAAAATGGTGGATTTAAGGGTTAAAGAAGCCGTTAGAAAGACCGAGGAGGGCCGTAAACAAGACGAGATTAGGCGACAACAAGAAAAAGACAAACAAAATTGGGATAACTGGATTAGGAATGCCGAATCGAAATATCCTGATTTTTATGAAGCTGTTCTAGATGAAAGCCTTAATATCTCGGAGCCTATTGCCAAAGCATTATACCAAAGTTCTGAGGGGGCGGACCTTGCGTATTATTTGTGCGTAACTAACCCCAAAGAACTAAATAGGCTCAACTCTCTTCCGCCCGAAATTGCTCTGGTTGAGTTGGGCAAGATTGGCGCAAAGCTTCAATCGCCACCTCAAAAATCTAAAAAGATAACCAGTGCCCCTTCTCCAATAGAACCTATTGCTACTGGTCAGACTACAGTTTCCCGTAGTCCAGAAGATGAGTCTCCTGAAGACTATTATTTGCGTAGGACTAGGGAGTTATATGGGCATTAGGATGAAGGAGATTTTTAAATGTCGAATACTTGGGTAAATCCTACTGTTGTAGCAAAAGAAACCCTGACATGGTTGAAAAATAGTTGTATCATGCCGAATTTGGTTCACCGGGGTTTTGAGGCCGAATGGCAAAAAACTCATAATACATGGAAACCGGGCCAATCTATTCAGATCAAGGCTCCTATTTATGCCAGGGTAAAAGATGGTTCCGTTATGGATGTCCATGACATTGGGGAACGTTATCTTACTCTGACCTTATCTTATCGGAAGCATGTCGCGGTTGCCGTTACTGCTGATGAAATGACTTATAACGCCGATAAGGGCATTCCTCGTGTTGCCCAAGCTGCGGCCCAGGCACTTGGTGAATATATCGACCAAACCCTATTGGGTCTCTACAAAAAGGTTCCTAATCAGGTTGGAACCCCCGGCGAAACGCCGAAAGATTTTCTTTCCTTGGCGCTTTGTGGGGCCAGAATGTCCGATTATTCTGTTCCTATGGATAATCGGCGCTTAGTCGTAAATCCCACTGCCCAAGCCTATATTGCTGATCATATCAAAAACCTTTACAATCCGCCGCTTACTGGTCCGGCAGTAGAGAGAATGAAGTTCGCGAATCTTGCTACGATGGATTGTTTTGTGTCGCCAAACGTCAATATGCACACTTGCGGCACGGCGGCGGGGGCCACTACCCTTCTAACCGATTACACCGCTATTGAAGGCGATACGACTGTAACCATTGACGAAAATGGTTCTTGGAGCAAGACCTTTAAACAGGGTGATATTTTTACGGTAGCCAGTGTATATGGCAATAACCCGATTACGGGCGCTAATACCGGCCATCTTCGTCAATTTGTTGTGGATGCGGATGTGGCCGCTGCTGGCACTGAACAGGCCGTAACCTGCTCCCCTGGAACTTCACCTCACCAGATTTATTCTGCCTCAGCCGACGAAAAGAATCTGCCCTACCAGACAGTGGTAGCGTTGCCTAGCAATAACGCCGTGGTTACTTGCGCGGGTTCTTCCGACCTAGTGCATCCTGTAAATCTGGGTTTTCATCGCGATGCCTTTGCCCTGGCTATGGTTCCTCTGGTGTTGCCTGATTCGGTAGCATGGAAAGGGTCTGCGAGTTATGACGGCTTGTCTGTAACCGTGGTGAAGGATTGGGATCAGATCAACTACCAAGAAACGATTCGTTTTGACGTGCTTTTCGCCGCGGATGCGATCAATCGTTTCATGGCGTGTAGGCTTGCTGGGTAATTAACGTAATAAAGGAGGAATTATGGGTAACACTCAATTTGTCAAAGACCTCCCGTTAATGCCGGGCAAACAACCGTGTATGGCGACAACCATCTATCAGTCTACGACCCAATATACTGAGGGGGAAGCTGCTACCGAGAATTGTGCCGCTATTGTTATTCCTGCTCAGTTTTTCGTTACTGGTAGCACGTTTGCGGTAACGATGGCCGGAACTAAAACGGGGACTAACGCCGCCATGTCAGTGCAGTTAAGCATTGGCAGCACCGCGGTTTTAACTATTGCTGCTGATGATACCACGGCTGTTGATTGGGTGGCGGAAATGACGTTGGTTTCTACCGGACCAGCAAGTCAAAAGGCATTCGGCACATTTCTGGCCGACACTGCCGATCCTGGCGTGGATTACGCGAGTGCGTCTGTCAACACACAAAATGAAGTTATTTTGTATGTGCAGATGATTAACGGTCATGCCAGTGATGACATCACTTGCGAGTATGTCCGCGTAGACTATTGGAAATATTAATCGGAGGTATTTTATGAGATTTGGGCGCACTTTCCTTTACAGCAAAGATTGTCCATTAGGGTGCATCTTTGAAGATGAAAGCGAGTTTACGGCTGCCCTGGAAAGTAGTGAATGGGTAGAGGCCCCTTGGTTAATAGAAGAAGCTGGGGGAAACAAGGAAGAAGCACAGGGCAAATCACCCGAACAACCCCTTAAGCCTTGGCAGAAAGCCCAACTTGCTCTCAAGGCAAAACGTGAAGGAAAGTCGCCCAAACTTGGTTAGTGTAGGAGGATTAAATAATGGGTGTGAAATATTTAGGTGATAAAAGACAAGATGGCGTTTCCGCAGTCCAAGGCGGGGCCGTGTTAGTGTGTAGAAAGGTCGGCACGTCAATCTATGTTTTCTACAACAATGCCCTAATCGGAACTGCAACGATAAGCGATGCTCAAGTCATCAGCAATACTCTTCGTGGCCTCTTCTCTACAGGTGGACCGACAGAGGTTCAGTTAGATAATTTTGTGGTCTATCCCGCTGGCAATGAGGGACAATACGATCTGCTTAATGTGTGGAGCAACTAAAGATGATAACGATTTGTGCTCTGGTAGATTTACAAGATGTTGATGTTGCTTCGCTACTCAGTGATTTAGCTGGTGGCTGTTGTATTATTGAGCCGATCAAGACTGCTGCACCTAATTTTAGTTGGAGACTTATGCTAGTGAAGGGAACAGAAGCACAAGTAGCAGTTTTAACTACATTATTGGGAGGTTTTATTAGTATCTGCTCCTTATCCACAGATGAAACCAAGTGGCCTGAGTTGGATAATGTAGTTGATTTGGAAAAAAGAATTTCTATTAACATGTGGTTGGATGATAATAATTATCCTTCGATTAATGAAAACTGGACTAATCTCCAAACTGTTCAATACTTAATGACAACAGTTTTTGCAAATACTTACGATCTGGCTCTGTATTATATTTAGTGGAGACTCCGGTGGCTCAAAGGTCCGGGTCATCCCAGGCTGCGGTTGATGCCACTTCTATCGGGACGTTTGCGACTTCCGCTGCCGTTAAAAGCACAACAACGACTACATGGGGATTTTCAACTTCAACAATACCCCAAAGCATTGAACAGAAACTTAATAGCGTGATTACTCGTCAAGCCGCTGTAATAACCCTGATAAATGAATTAAGGGCGGTATTAAGCGAGACAACTGGTATAGGGGCAATGAAAGGCTCGGCTTAATGACCTTTAAAATTGCCGAATTAAAAGATAAACACAAGGGCGAAATTGCCTATATCGTGGGGAAAGGCCCCAGCTTGGAACATTTAACTTCCGATATGCTGGGGCCAGGCCCCGTTATTGCTCTTAGTCAATCTATTATAAAAATAAACCGTATTCAACCAAACAATAAGGTTTATTTTTTACAAAAAGATGGACTGAAGGCAATTCCCCCAGAACATCATAATCTATTAGAATCTGCCGCAAGGGAAATTAAAGATGTAGTTATTTTAATCCACAAACATGAATCAAACGATTATCTCCCTGAATTTGGGAATAGATATGTGTTTGATAATTTTGTCGATTTTAACTTAGAACCGAATACTATTTCGGCCATTACTGCTGTAAAAATAGCCCATTTAATGGGTTGTGAGAAGGTTGTTTTAATTAGTCATGATGCAGCAGAAAAGATAGACATAAGAAGCTGGAATCCCAACGGTCCTCCTCTTTATTATGGTCCATCTTCTTATATTCGTAATGGGTTCATGTTGCGAAAATATTTAGAGAAAAATAAAATCAAACATGAATGGCTAACCCCTGCCGGAGAAATAGCAGATACGTTTTCTCCTAAATTATTAATTGCGACACCATTTTATGAAGTGAAGGCTTTTTCTCCATATATTAAACCTTTGTTGGGAATTGTGCAGTTGTCAATAATGTCAGGGTTTTTATTTGAGTATCTTCCCCTTAACGGAGATAGTTATGTAGATAGGGCCAAAAACACAATTATTGCCAACTTTATGGAATCTGACGCAACCGATCTTTTAATGATTGATAGTGATTTAGAGTGGGGATTTACAGACGAACAGGCTGTGATGAATATCATTTGTAGTCCCCATGAAATAATCGCTGGGGCATTTCCTTTAAAAAATAAAGGGGGCGAGTTTGGAGTTAGTTATGATACAAACCCAGACGGAATAAGATATGGAGATGCCCAAAACGGCCTATTATGTGTTAGCCGCGTTCCTGGCGGTTTTCTGAAAATTAAAAGGACGGCTATCGAAAAATTATATGCCGCGTATAAAGGGGATTTTTATTTTGATAATTCGAGCGGGAAAGAATTTGCCTGCTGTGCATTGTTTAAAACTGTAATTAAAGATAACCTGTTTTATGGAGAAGACATTGTTTTTTGTGATAAATGGCGAGCCATAGGAGGCCAAATATATTTAGAACCTCGAATAACATTTAGGCATCATGGCGTTACTTATTGGGAAGGGAATTTACACGAAACCCTCCTTAAACAGAAAGAATCTTCTATTGATAACGCATGATTATAGCTATTGATTACGATTTTACTTATACCAAAGATAAGGATTTTTGGCTGTGGTTTATTCGGGGCGCACACGAAAAAGGGCATATTGTTTTATGTGTCACTATGAGAAGCGAAGATAATCCTGTATGCGCATTTTTATCTGATGTTGTTGATGTTATTTATACGAGCAGTAAGGCCAAGATACCATTTATGAAAAAACAGGGAATAATAGCAGATATTTTTATAGACGATAACCCACACCTTTGGTTTCAGGATAAACAATGACTACATTAAACGAACTAATTAAAGACGCGCTACTAGATATTCATGCAATAAATATACATGAAACAATGTCAGCGGCAACGGCCCAACACGCATTAAGAACATTTAACTATATGTTGGATTCTTTTAGTGTGGAAGGTTTAATTATACACGCAGTAACGAAAGAAAACTTCTCGTTTGTGGCCGGGACAGCAAGTTATACAATAGGTTCTGGTGGTAATTTTAATACGATAAGACCCACAAAAATACTTGGTGTTTATGGTAACGATGGTAGTTCTGATTATCCGATAGAAATCATTGGAGAGGGTCGATATAGGTCTTTTACTCTTAAAACCACATCTGGCACACCGGAATATATGTGGGCGAATATGAGTTATCCATTAGCCACATTATATTTTTATCCTGTTCCCGATGCCACAGATACCCTTTATGTTCATTCGGAAAAATCTTTAACCAACATTACCTCTTTAACTACTTCTATTAGTTTACCCAAAGGCTATGAAGCTATGCTTAAATGGAACTTGGGCTTATGGCTTTGTGGCTCTTACGACAAAGAGCCTCCTGCTTTAGTGGCAACACAAGCCAAGTTAACAAAAGATGCTATTTTGCGTATTAATGCAGCAAATAAGGTGGAACCAATACAGCCCGATTCTTTTTGGGGCAAGGTTAATTCGTCTGGAACTATATATAATTATTAAGGATTAACCATAAATGTTATTCCCATTACCCTATATCAGATTCAAGCCCTTAGCTGCTGACGGCCTTCCGGTTCCTGGTGGTTGGGTTTATAGTTATGCACCGGGCACAAGCACACCTAAAGCGACTTATTCAGACCCGGATTTATTAAATGCCAATGATAATCCTCTCGAATTAGATGCAAATGGAGAAGCCCTTATTTATTTAGCCACAGGCGGATATAAGCTGAACGTCAAAGATGCAGATTTGGTGCAACTAGATGGCTGGCCCATAGACAATATTAATTATACCGCCTCTATGGTAGGGTTAGGGAATGTTACCAACGAAGCTCAGATTGCAAAATCCATAGGGACAGCCAAGGGAGATTTAATAGGGTTTTCTGCTTCAGCGACTCCATTGCGTGTAGCGGTTGGAACAAATGGGAAAGTAGTCACTGCCGATTCCACCGCATCGGTTGGGTGGTCTTGGCAAACAAGTGGCATGTCATTGGTAAGCACTACATCAGTAACGGGGGCATCCACGGCTACCATTGATGTTGAATCAGGCAAAAGATATCGTTTGGTTGCACAATTATTACAAAATACAAATGATTCATATCACTATATTACATTTAATAGTGACGCTGGGAACAATTATTCTTATGCTAATGTTGTTTGGAGGGCCGCTGGTTCTGCGGTTGCTACAGGAAGTGCAACTAGTTCGTGCGCTGTTACTGATAATTCTGGAGCCAATTATTATGTAAAAACAGCGAATGAAGCCGTTGTTGTTCTTGAATTTGGAACATGGGTATCCAATGTCAACAACGTATTGGTAAGTGGTTATGGTTCATGGGTAAATGGTCTTGGTTTTATTAGTGGTATTTCTGTAGCGGGAATGTATACGGGAGCAGCGGAGTTATCAGCTATATCCTACTCTACTGTTGCCGGGACAATGACAGGGACATTAACATTATATGCGATGAATTAGATAGGAGTATAAATGCCAGATAGAATTAGTTTGGAAGTGCCTCTTAATATTTATTGCGCCCCAGGTCAAAATCCTGATGGTGGTGGCTTATCTCCACAAGACCCCTTTAACTCTTTAGTGGAGGCATATGAAACTATTAGAAATAATTATGATCTGCGGAATTATAAAGTCACCTGCCGGATAGTGAACGGCACTTATAATTGTCCCCAGGCAGGTATGACCGTTTGGGGGCCATTATTCGGTGGAAGCGATGAGAGCGACTTCCTGATTACCGGCGACCCCAATAATATCAACGCGGTTGAGTTGATTGGGTCAGGAATCGAGGCCCATGATGGTGCTCGGTTATTAGTGAAAAATCTTACTATGGGGTTGTCTGGAGGCCCTGCTTGTCTCCGGGCAAGCACGTTTGGGGCACTAGAATATGGGAATATCAGGTTTCTTCAAATTAATTCATATCATATTCTATGTCGCAATGCGTTTATGGCTCAGGTGGGACCAGTTTGGGTTAGGGGGGCTAGTCGTCATATTAGTATTCACGATTGGGGGGTTGTTGAGTTATTTAACCAAAGTCTAACCTTTGAAAATTCTCCTTCTTGGAATGAGGCTTTTGTCGTTATCACCGGTGGGGGGACTTTACAAATTTGGAATATGTCAATTAGCGGAACGGCTTCTGGTCAGAGGTGGCGGATCATGGGGCCTGCTAATATTGACGCGAGCGGGGCGCATATTGGTTGGATGGGGAACCAGGCTGGTTATTACAATTCATCCCCCATAAACGGAACTGTATAAATAATGTCTATTAGAATAGAATACCCCAAGATTTCAGCCTTTGATAACAACGGCGACCCAGCTGTTGGGTATAAAGTTTATACTTATGAAGCTGGCACAAGCACCTTAACTACTACTTATTCGGATAGGAACCTAACATCTCCCAATGCAAACCCTGTTATTCTTAATGCCCGCGGCGAAGCTGATATCTATGTCAGCGAAGCAATAAAATTACTTTTTACTATTCCTACTGGCGACCCCACTTCTCCTATTTGGACGGTAGATTATGTGGGAGAAACTGTTGTTGAAAGCAGGGTTATCGGAAATGCCGACGCGGGAACTACTAATAATAATTATGTAGTCAATACAAGTCCTGGGGTTTCTGCGTTATATAATGGTCTTGAATTAGTAATGATACCAGATGCCGACAATGAAGATACTATTGTTTCCCAATCATTTACCGGGACCGGCATTAATGATGGTGTTTTTAGCGGCCCATATACAGGGTCTACTTCTGGTTCAATTTTTACCGTTCAAATTGATGGTGTTGGTTCTCCGAATACTTTTAAATGGAAGAAGGATGGGGGGGCCTGGACAACTGGCGTTGCTATTACTACAGATGCTCAACTATTAATAGAAGGCATTATTATTGATTTCGCCGAATATATTGGGCACACTCTTAATGATTTATGGTCAGTAACAGTCCAAACTCCGGTAAGAGTTAATTGGGATGGTTTGGGAAATAAGATTGTCTATAAAAATGTAGAGGGGATTCTTCAGGCTTTAGATGGGGGAGATATAAAATCGGGAATACCTGCCGTTCTTTTAACTAGTGTCACTCAAAACTGTTACGTTTTAGACAATGCTTCCACAGCAGCAGCGTCTTCTGTGGAAATTCCTGCCCGCGTTAGACGAGAAATAACTGGTGCGTATAACCTTGTTGTTACGGATGAAGGTAGAGAATTAAGCTGCACTGGCACATTTGCCATTACACTTCTTGCCCCCCCCGACTTTGCTAATAAGTTTGTTTATATAACAAACAAAAGCACTGGCACTATTACGATAAATGCGGGTGCTTATAATATTTATGGTTCTGGCGAAGTGGTGGGAACGTCCACTTTCTCGTTGCTACCTGGGGTATCAATCCAATTAGGGACTAATGGCGTTGACTGGCATATTTTAACTAATACCAAAGGAATCAAACCAGCATCTTGCCAAGTATTTTTGGGTAACGGAACCTGGACGAGACCGTCATTAACAAAGTCTATAATTGTCCATGTTGTTAGTGGTGGTGGGGGAGGGGCTGTCAATGGTGGTGGCGGTGGAGGTGGATATTCCAGAAAACTAATTAATGTAACAGGGGTAACTTCTGTGGCCGTTACCGTTGGGGCAGGAGGAGCCGGTGGTAGTGCGGGAGGCACATCAAGTTTTGGGGCCTATTGTTCTGTTACCGGGGGGAGTGCTGGTTCTGGCGCTGGTGTCGCTTCTGGCGGGGCCGGTTCTGGCGGTGATGTTAATATAAATGGGGGTATGGGTTATTGGGATAATGTTGCTGGAAGTAATGGAGGATGGGGGGGGTGTGGTGC